AGGTTCGACCCGTCCAGGCCCGACTTGACCAGCGTGCCGAAACCTCGCCGGCAGTGCTGGTGCGTCACGTACGTGTACAGGCCGTCGGCAGTCGGGGCCATGGCAACGTCGTCGGTGTGGGAGATGGGGCCTGCCAGGGCGAAGGCCCCGGCAAGCAGGAGGGGGCCGGCAGCCATTACTTGCCCTCCTCGTTTGCCAGGATGATCCACAGGACCAGGGCCCCGAGCAGGTATGCCCACCACGGGGACGTGCAGCAGTGGTGGCAGACCATCAGAACTTCTCCAGGCAGATCGGGCCGATGCCCCGCTCGATGCTGACCGGGTCGGTCAGGTCACGCGAGCAGACGCTGCAGCGGCCCGACAGCTTGCCGTGCAGGGCCGCAGCGGCCTCGGGGTCGGCCTCGATGCGCAGCAGATCGGCCAGCACCTCGGCGTTCTGCGCCGGGCTCATGCGCGAGGCGAACAGCACCAGCTTGCCGGCCTCGATCTTGCCGACCACGCCGTCGCGGCCTTCCAGCTTGACCCAGCACAGGCTGTCCTGATTCTTGCGGGCAACCTGCAGCTTGCCGATGGTGAGCTTGGACAGGCGCTGCATCAGGGCGAACAACTTCGGCAGCACCACGGCAGCCGGGGCGGGGGCGGCAGCCGGGGCCTGGGCCACGGGGGCCTGCTCGCGCGGCAGGCTCCAGGCGATCAGCTTGTCGGCGAATTCGGCCTGCTTCTCGGACACGAAGCTGCCGAAGCGTTCGAGCTTGGCCGCAAGGTCCAGGCACGTCGCGGCCTTGCCGAGGGCGAAGTTGTCGCGGCGGGGCGCGAAGCGTGCAGCCGCAGCCTTCAGGGCCGCAACCTTGGCGTCGCGGGCTTCGTTCTGCTGGCGGGCATCGGCGACGGTCTTGCTGACGGTGTTGTCGGTGGCGTCGATCTGGAACGTGGCAGGGTTGAAGCTCACTGTGAAATCTCCGTGGAGGGGTTGAAGCACAAGCCTCGATTGTACCTTCAGGCTACAGATCGAGGCGTGAATTCGTCCACTCATTCGGGGGTTATGAGTGCCCTTTTGGAAGCGACTGTGCAGGCGGGTTATGAGTGCCCTTTTGGAAGCGACTGTGCAGGCGGCAGCGGCGAGCCATTCAACCGCTCAAGCTCGCGCAGGATGTCCTCCTGCGTCATGCCGTACATGATCATCACCTCGTCGGTGCCGCCAAGCTGCGCGAGGCTGACGTAGATCGGCTTGCCTGCCTTCAGGCGCTTGACGTTCTCCTCCTCCAGGCCGAGGATGAATTTGCCGTTGGTGAGGCGTGCGCGAATCACGGCTGCACCGTCTGGCGGTTCAGCACGGCCTCGATGCCCTCCAGCATCTCCTGCTCGCGGGCGATGGCCCGCTGCAGGGCCTGGACGAGGCCGACGGACACGAAGGGCTCGCCCGTGCCGTCGTGCGTGTTCAGCGCCATCACGTCGGCCTGCCGGCGCACCGGGAAGCGGGTGGCCTTGACGACGGAGGTGTGCGTCACCTTGCCGTGGTCGTAGGCCATCGGCAGTTCGTGCGACGACATCACGATCCAGGGGCCGTAGCTCTCGATGTCGAGCAGGGACAGCACGCGGGTGTTCTCGGCCAGGGACCGCTTCAGGTCCTCGACCAGCTTGCGGGTGAAGTCCACGTCAAGGTCGGGACGGATGGGAGTGGGCATTGAATTCTCCGTAACGTTAATGGTGAAGCTTGGGGCTGGTACGTGGGGGTCGGGCGGGTCAGTCGAGGGCCCCCACGATCTGGCGCTCGGCCAGGACCACACCCTTGGTGGGGCCCCACATGCCGGGCCGACCGTTCAGCGGCGGGGACACGACGCGGCCCTCGCGCACGGGCTTCTCCTTGCCCTCCCACACGACGGTGTCCACCAGCACCCGGTAGACGCCCGCCGCGCGGTTCACGTCGAGGACGAGGCCCTCGATGTAGCAGTCGTCGTGGCCGGGGAAATCGTACGAGCGCACGCGAGCGCCGACGGCATAGTTCAGGGCGAGAGTCAAGAGGGTTCTCCTTAGGGGTGGTGGGTGGGGGAGGGGCCGTAGCCCCAGGGTGCAGTGTATCAATAGCCGCCGAATGCCTCGTCCTCGCGTTCGCGGCGCTCCCAGGCAAGGTCGTCCGCTGCGCCGTAGGCGACGTAGGCCGGGCTGCCGTAGATCGGGCGACCCTCGGGCCAGGACACAAACCCGACGGGCAGCTTGCCCTCGGCCATGCGGACGTTCAGGGCCGCAGCCATGGCCGTGGCATGGGCCTGCGGGTCCCGAGCCTGCACGGCCATCTCGCGCGTGTCGCCGTAGTCGTTCCAGGCTTGCACGAACCATGCGAGGCCGTAGATGTGGCCCTTCGGGTTGGTGATGTCGGCGTTCTCCGGGTTGGTGCCGATGACGGCGATGTACGAGGAGGCTTCGAAGGTCCAGGCGGGGGTGGGGGCTTGCATGTCAGTAGCTCCGGGTTTAAACGTTGGGGATGTGGTTGAGGTGGTGGCGTGCCTCCCACAGGCACTGCACGGCGTAGTCCTTGTTGGACTCGCGGAACATCGCGGCGCTGACGAGGCAACGCTTGGCGATCTGCCAGTGGGCGTTGCGCTGGGCAGCGGGCACCTTGCGGGCACGGGCACGCAGGCCGGCGATGGTGACGGAGATGTTGTCGGTGGTGATGTGGTCGTTGGACATGGAAAGCTCCGGGGGTTGAGGGGTTCAGGCCAGGGAGAAGCTGTCGAGGCTGTCGTCGCGTTCGGCGGGGGCGGCACGCTTGCCCGAGGTGGTGCGCTTGTCGGCGATGGCCCAGCCGCCGATCCCGAGGCCGTTCCAGTTGCGGTTCGCCAGGGCGAAGCGGATCAGGTTGTTGACGACGTGCGTCTCGTCGCAGTCGAACTGCTCGGCCAGCTTGGCGATGGTGGCCTCGGCCTTGCCGTCGATGCGGAAGGTCTTGACCTTGTTGGCCTCGCGCCACGCACGCTGGCGGGCAGCCGCGTCGGCGTGCTTGGCAGGACGGCCACGCTTGGCCTTGGGGGCCGCTGCGGCGGGCGTCGTCGTGTCGAGCAGTGCGGTGGTCATCTGGCGGGCTCCGTGGGTTGCTGGTCTGGTATCGATTGTATCCCCAGGCTCCATTCTGTCAATCCCCCTGAAACCTGGGGTTTCGTGCATTCCGCACGGAGCTCTCATAGAGAAGAACACATGGAACACATCCGAAGGCCGCCGGGGACACATCGCCTGGGGTTTGGTTCTCACTGAGCGGAACACATGGAACATATGGAACACCTATATATAGGGGGGAGAGAGAGAGTGTTAGTTTTTAGAGCGCCCGCGCGCGCGCACGCGAGGCGTCGGCCTGCGCACGCGAGCCCGCGTATAGGAAACGGACGTGTTTTGCGTGTTCTGTGTGTCCTGCCCTATGAAGGGGCATGTGTTCCGGGGCATGTGTCCCGGTCCCTGGAACACGTCGGCCCTGGCTTCGATGTCGGCCAGCGCCTACACTGCGGGCCCATGAAACGTTCGCCTGTCGAACAAGCCGTGGGCCTGGACAAACAATTTCCCGTTGTCGAGGTGAGCCCCAGCGTGCGCAACCTGAATCGCGCAGGGCGTCCCAAGGGGGCCACGAACAGGGTCACCCGCGAGTTCCGCGAGACGGTGCAGCGGCTGCTGGACGACAACCGGCAGAACGTGGCCCTGTGGCTGCGGCAGGTTGCCGAGGGCCGGCCCGCAGTCGTGCGCGACGGCGTGGTGATCCACCCCGCCACGCCTCCCGACCCCGAAGCGGCCCTGCTGCGCTTGGCCCAGCTTGCCGAGTTCGCCGCCCCGAAGCTGTCCCGCTCCGAGGTGTCTGGCGAGGGCGGGGGGCCCTTGACCGTCGTCATCCAACGCCTGGGGTAGGGCCATGACCGATCGAATTTCGTCACTGGTAATTGCAGACGCGGACATCGCTGCGGCCTATGCCGAGGTGATGGGCCAGCCCCCGAGCCCGAGCGAGCTTCACTACGCCTCGCTGGTGGTGCGCAAGGCGCTGGCCCATGCCAAGCCGCTGCAGCAGGCACCCGTGCCCGAGCGTGTAAACGGCGAGCCCGAGCAGCGGCGCTGGACGAAGCGCGAGCCCTGGCCCAGGCGTGCGCAGGCCGACATCGGGGGCCTGGGGGTCAGCGGCCTGGAGGAGAGCTTCAGGGACGGCCTGCGCGGGGGCATCGCGCCCTTCGTCCTCGGGGACCTGTCGGTGGCCTGGGCCATCGGCCAGGACGTGATGCTGCTGAAGCTGCGGCAGGCCACGGTGGAGGTGAGCGGCCTGGACGTGATGCGGGCCGAGGACCCTAAGGTGCTGGGCCACGACGTGGGCCGCAGGCTCGCAGCGATTGCACGCGCGGGCGAGGGGCACCTGGGCGATCCACTGCTCGATGCGAGCGCACCGTGACCGCGAACGGGCAACGCATCGTGAGCAGGGCCGAGAGGCGGGAGTGGCTGATGAGCATGAGCAAGCAACTGCTGCTGGAGCAGCACGAACTGGAGGCCGAGGTGGAGGCCATGCGCGAGGCGCTCGCGTGCGTGCGAGGTGGCAACGCGCGCGACGTGCTGGCACGCATCCTCGGGCGCATCGAGGCGCAGCTTGCGGACACGCTGGTCGAGCGCCGGCAGTGGGACGACATGCTGCACACGCTGGTCGAGCAGCAGCAGCGAGGCAAGGAGCCCGCGCCGTGAGCCCGATGCAGTGCGCCGACGACGACAGCCCGTGGCTGGTGTGCCGGCACTGTGCGGTAGAGGCCCGCTGCGACCGGACGACGGCCCTCGCGTGCGTGGGCGTGCGCCCGCGCGATCACCTGCGCGACGCCCACGGGCGCACGCGCACGCGTGGGAGCGTGCGCGTGCGCATGCGCCCCCGATCACGCGCACGCGAGGCAGCGCCATGAGCCCGCTCGTCGTTGCCCTGCTCACCATCGTGGCCGTCATCGGTGGTGCGTGCCTGATCGGCTGGCTGTCGGCCTGCGCGGGCGCAGGGCGCTGGCTGTCCTGGCGCGAGTGGTGGTGATGCCGTGCGGCTGCTGCTGCCTAACCAGTTCGAGCCTAGGGAGCCCCAGGCTGCCCTGATGCGCTACTTCGACCGTGGTGGCCTGCGCGCTGCGGCCTGCTGGCCCAGGCGCTACGGCAAGGACCTGACGATGGTCCACCAGACGGTGAAGATGATGTTCGAGCGGCCCGGCATGTACTTCCACATGCTGCCCAACCACAAGCAGGCCCGCAAGGTCCTGTGGGACGGCTTCGACAACACGGGCAAGAAGATCATCGACACGGCGATGCCGGCCTGCATACGCGAGGACACGAACAAGACGGAGATGAAGATCACGCTGAAGAACGGCGCTATCTGGCAGCTTGTAGGCTCGGACTACTACGACAGCTTGGTGGGCGCGAACCCGTTCGGCATCGTGATGTCCGAGGCGGCGCTCAGTGACCCGAGGGCGTGGTCGATCTTCCGCCCGATCCTGGCCGGCAACGGTGGCTGGGCCGGGTTCATCTCCACACCCCGGGGCTACAACCATTTCCACGACCTGATCAAGCTCGCCAAGGCGACGGCAAGCTGGTTCCACTCGCACCTGGGCGTCGAGCAGACCAAACACATCGCCCCCGAGGTGCTGGCCGACGAGCGCCGCGAGATGCCCGACGAGCTTTACCGGCAGGAGTACGACTGCGACTTCAGCGCCGCTGCGGTGGG